CCACCGTCTTCTTCTGGTATGACCTCGATTGGTCCTTTTTCTTCTACTGGTTCCTGAACAGCAACATCTTGTATCTCTTCTTGTGAAGGGATCTCTTCTTGTTTTCTAGTGTTCGGGAGTCCTTTGTCTATTTCTGCCATATATACTCCTAGTAGTTTCTAACACGGTTTTTAAGGGATAGCAACCCTTGTGAGTTTGGTCCTGATTCTGGTGGTGGTCCTGAATCTACGCCTGCTATTTTAGCAATACCACCGCCTGCTAATGGTTGTAAAACATTAGCACCTTGTGTTCCATAAACCTGCTCGTCACCATATATTTCAGCTTGTTGGGATAAAGGCATTTGTTTTAAATCATCTCTATAAGCTAGTATATCTTTTGCCGACACATTTTGACCTTCTGCTCTAAGTGCTTGTGCTAGATCTATTGCGTCCGAAGTTTTTAATTGCATAACATCTGTGGGCAATGTTGGGAACATATTTAAATTTAAATCCATCTGACTTGGTTGTTTTGGAAATATTCTAGTAGATTCTGTGTCTGTGTAATCACGTATCCCAGGTATACCCTCCATTTGATCTTTTAATGATTGTTTTGCAAAATTTGATTTAGCCATCTGTGTGTCTGCAATCTCTTGTCCTTTTCTATCTATAAATTGTACTATATCAGACGAAACTGTATTTTCTTGTACTGCCTTTTGTGCTGTTTGTAATTGTGCTTGTGTCATCTGTATGTCTGAAGTTAAATCGCCAATGTAATCCTCGCCACCTTGATTACTTATATCCTCTAAATTTTTTAATTTACTCTGCAAAGAATTTACCAAAGCTTGACTGTTTCTAAATTTATCCACAGCTAATTTTTGATCAGAAAATTTACCAAATTTTTCTGCCTCTATACCCGATCCAAAATCAGTTGCACCAAACGTAAGTGTGTCTATAGATTTTAAAAGAGCATTAGTTGGTTGCTCACCTAATAAAGTTCTTCCTGCCGCTTCTAATCCCACGTATGCAAGTTCTGGTATTATACCATATTTCATGAGTCCACCTACTACCACACGGCCACCTCTTAAAAGTTTTGCTGCGTCTTGTACTTGATCTGCTGTTTTAAATTTACCATCATTAAAATTTTTTGCACCACTTGCAATACAATCATCAAGACTAGCAGGTCCGGTTGCATAACCTATTCTGCCACCATCCTTGTTGCCTTTACCAAACTGCACGGCACATGTGCCATCGCCAAATGATGCTAAAAGTTTTTGTATTTTAATAGGACCAACTTCACCTCTTTCTGCCTGAGCTTTAACTATTTTTCTAAATTCTTTTTCTTGTTTTAAATCTAAAGTTGTTAAGTCTATCGCATCCTTTGACACTGGCGTTCCACCAATTTTTTTAACAATTATTGGTTCTCTTTGAATTGGCAAACCATATTCGTCTCTTGGCAAAGTAAACTGATTAAATCCTACATAACCTTTGTATTTTTTTGGTAATTTATCGATTGCACTATTTACGATCTTTTCTGCTTGAGCATTAAGTTCATCAGATCTTTTCATGTAATCCAAAGCAAGACCTTCTTGTTTATTATTCATAGCCTCTAATGCTAGTCTATTATTTTTTCTAATAGCAGCTGATATTCTGTTTAATGATTCATTAAATTTACCACCTATTTTAGAATTTATTCGTTGATTAATAATTAGAACATCATCTGTTGTTAATGGCACTCCACCTGCAATCTGTCTTATGTGATGGTAATTATATTTTTTTGTTCCTGCTGCTTTAGTTCGATCAGTTTCTTCTAAAGCTTTTGCTCTTCTATCTTTTGTGTCATATTTTTTTTTAGGATCTCTAACTCTTACTTGTTTAGGATTTTCTTTAAAATAATTATCTACAAATGTTTGTGCTTCTTTTAATGTCTCGGCACCTCTTCCAGGTATAGTAGTTTTATTTGGCCCTACTCTTGGTTTATAAAATACTTTTGTTTCACCTGTTTTTTTATTTTTATAAGTTACTTCTTTTATACCATCCTTATATGGAGTTTCTGACTGCACAAAAAATTCATCTGGCAGTGATTTAAGTTTAGCATCTTTAACTTCTTTTATAGACTTATATAGTTTTTTAATTCCTCCACCTGCACCAGTAGTTGTATATCTCACAGATCCTGTTTTATTATTTTTTATTTTAAATATTTGACTTTTATCTCTTCCTTCTCCAATAAACTCTCCTGTTGGAATTTTGTCTCTTGTATTGTCAAATTTTACAGTAGGTCCGTTCTTAAATCCAATCCGTCCACCATCAGCTTTCTGTTGTCGTTCACGTCTTATGAATGCATTGATAGCTTCTACCTCTTCAACGGTTTGTGTTTTTGGTGGGATAGGTGCTTTGTTTGCAGGAAAGACATCAGGAAGTTCTGGGTTATCTTTCTTTGCCCGAGTCAGATACTTCATCATCTGTGCGTACTTTAACGGATTCATTACTCTCCTAACATTCTAGCAATACCGCCTGCTGCGTAATCATAATCTTCTCCGGTCATCTCACCTTGTCTTCTAATTACTGCATCTGATTGAGCCTCAGGATCTTCTGTTATTCTTCTAGCCTTATCTTTTCTTTTTTTGTTTTGAACAATCTCTCTGATCGTAGGTCCTTTGCCTGTTGCAAATTCTTTTAGTTTCGATACATCAGAATCAAGATCACTGATACTAGAACCACCGATCTCATCGACTTCTAATTCATAATCATCTGGTCCATATCTTCTACCAACCGGACCTGACTCTGCTGTAGAAAACTCTGCTGCAGGTCTTGGTGCTCCTTCATCAGGTAATGGTTTTTTATATTCCATTTGTACTGTGTCTTCAAAAACATTATCTGCACTATCGTACTCAACTCTTACAGCACCTTGATCCGTGTCTTGTGTGACTCTTACTGTAGTGCCATCACCAAGATCTTTTGAATGAACGATTTGTCGTTCTTGAGTTGCAAATTTTTTAGTAACATCATCACCCTCTGCAATAACTTTGTTAACTAATGCATCAAACCACTCTGGTTTACCAGGAACGTTATCTGTTTTAATAATTGGCACGCTCTTAATACCTTTTGCAGTTTTAATTGGTTTTAAAAATTTACCAACAATAGGTATTGCTGCAAGACCACCAAGTAATTTTAAGAACGTTCTTCTAGTCATTCCTGATCCTTCTTTTAAACCAAGACGTGCTATACCACCTTGTGCCATTGGCAGGTCATCCTCGTATTTTTTCATAAGCCCAGTAAACGCTTCATCATAAAGATCTATTTGTTGTTTTTGATCTAAATCATAAAAATCTTTACCAAATTTTTTATCTGCTAAATCTTCTGCAACAAGTTGTGCATTATATTTTCTATCTCCTTTTACAAATCCTGGTGAGGCATTGTCGACTGCGTCTTCAACCATTTTTTTATTTTTTATTCTAGCGGCACTCTCTTTGTTTTTTCTGCTTAATCTTTCAGCGATCTCTGCCTCTGTTTCAGCTTGCTTACCTCCCATGATCTTGGATCGTGGGTCTATCTCTTTACCCTCTAGATCCATGATCTTTGCAGATTTTGTAGACGTAATTCCTTGTTGCACGTTTCTTGGTGCCTCTATTTGATTGATAGCATTCTCAACTTGGTTGGCATTTTTTAATGAGTTTGGATCAATACCACTACGCATTAATCTTTCTGCAGTCATGGCTACATTAAAATCAACTAAATCTTTTTTAGGTAGAGTTCGCATGACTCCGGTTTGATCCTTCATCATTGTTCGTAATACCCATTTTACAACTGCTTTCATTATTTATCTCTTTTCTTTAATTTTTGTATAGAGCCTCTTTGATAATCTCGTTCGGCTAATTTTTTATTTTTAGTTCCAACTATATAACCATACTTTTGAATTTGTTTTTTAAGTTGATTGTTGGTCATGTTTTGAATATCAATGTAATCTTCCACATCTAAAATTTCTTTGTCCATAACTTTACTTTTACCAGTCATAGAGTCTTTCATTTTAAATTTTGGAAATTTAAATTTATCTTTTAATCTTAATCTTCTGGTTTCTCTCACAAGTTTTAAAAGTTTATCTGCTTTGTCAGCTTTAGAAGCTGCAAGTTTTGCAACTAATCCTGCACCAACGAAGCCCTGTCTGTGATATTTGTTTGCCATTAATAATAGTTCCTTTTACGTTGGCCGATTTTTTCATCGACATAATCTTCAGGGTGTCCGATCAGACCGCCCTGTCTGAATCGCATGATTGCTTGTGTTGTACTATCAACCAAGTCGTCATGATCACCATAAGGAAACGCAGCGCATTCTTCAATGACGTCATCTGCAAATTTCTGCTCAGGCGCCCATATCATACCAGATTCGAACAAAGGTGCAACTGCATTTACACGTGCGTGCTTATCATTTCCTTTTGACGGAGTGAAGTTCACAACAGGTATATCCATGTTCCGTAGTTCATAGGTCAGTGGTAAACCACTAGCTTTAGCCTCAACTATAACTGATTCAGGCATCCAATATTTATATTGCTCTAATGCCAAACGCCTTAGTTCTGGAAACTCATACCGACCTTTGATGGCATCTAATAATATTAAATTAGCACCTGAATCTTCATCAGGATAGAATATTCCCCATGTAGTAATAGCTGAGTAATCCGCTGTTTCTTTTTTTAAAA